ATGGGAACCATCACCACACGCAAGCGAGCAGACGGCTCGCAGTCATACACCGCGCAGATCCGGCTCAAGGAAGGCGGCCAGGTCATCTACAGCGAAGCACAGACGTTCAGCCGGAAGGTTCTGGCCAGCGAATGGCTGCGCCGGCGGGAGTACGAGCTGGAGCAGGAGCGCGCTTCTGGCCAGGCTCTACACAAGAAAGTTTCAGTGGGGGAGCTACTACGGGATTATGTCAGCGCGGCCGAAAACGTGACTGAGTGGGGCCGTAGTAAAAAAGCCGACATCGCGCGCCTGCAGGCCTCTGGCCTGGCCGACCTCCAGGCCACCAAGCTCACGGTGCAGGATCTGATGGGCTACGCCAAGAAGCGGCGCACGGAAGACGAGGCCGGCCCGGCCACCGTGCTCAATGACATGGTGTGGCTGCGCCAGGTGTTCCTGCATGCTTCGGCCGCGCGCGGCATTGATGCGCCGCTGCAGGTGCTGGACCGTGCCAAGTCCGAGCTGCTGCGCACGCGGGTGATCGCCAAGCCGGCCCAGCGCTCGCGCCGGCTGCTGCCCGAGGAAGAGGCCAAGCTACTGGAGCACTTCTCCAGCCGCGACGGCAGGGCGTCCATTCCCATGCGCGACATCATGCAGTTCGCGCTGCTCACGGCGCGGCGCCAGGAGGAGATATGCCGCCTGCGTTGGGACGATGTGGATTTTGAGAAGGGGGTGGCGTGGCTGGATGACGTGAAGCACCCCCGCATGAAGAAGGGCAACCGGCGGTGCTTCCGGGTGCTCAAGGCGGCAGCCGAGATCATCAAAAGTCAGTCGAGAGAAGAGGGGGCGGAATTCGTCTTCCCTTACAACAACAGATCAGTCGGAGCCGCATTCACGCGTGCCTGCCATGTCCTTGGTATCGAGGATCTTCACTTCCACGACTTGCGACATGAGGCGACAAGCAGGCTTTTCGAGAGGGGATACAGCATCCAGGAGGTTGCCCAGTTCACGTTGCATGAAAGCTGGGCCACGTTGAAACGGTATACCCATCTGCGCCCTGAGAACGTCAAAGAGCGTTGATGGGCTTTGGAGCTGCGCCTACTGCAGCCTCTGCCAATCGGCGTCCGCTTCTTGTTTGAGGCGGTCGAGGTACTCGGCCAACTTGTGTGCGTCCACCAACCACGGACTTTTTTGTGATCCCAACCGAAAGGCGGGGACCGGAAGCCGTTGGCGGCCGGCCGCCTCGCAAGCCTTTCTTGGCGAAAGGCCGAAGATATCGGCGCATTTCTCTACTGGAATGTGGGCAGTCCCATATTCCGCCATGAGTGCAAAAAAGGTGTTCATGTTTTCTGGATTTTTCTGAATCACTCCTGGACGTAGATCACAGCCAGGTCATCGTTTGGATACTCCGAGAGCATCGAATTGATCATGTTGGTCACTGTCTCAGGCTTAATTGGGTGGAAAACGCGTCCCTCATGAAAAATTGGCTGTGCATCAATCACCACAACTACCTTCTCCTGACGGTCGCTGTCCATCTCGTCCAGCAACGTCAGACCGAGTGAATGCTCAAGGTCTTCAGGCCCACATGCTCGAGCTCCAGGCGGCGCGGCCTTGCCGTCGTGCGTTACGACCAGAACAGTCAGGCCATCTTGTAGAAATGCCTTCGCTATCTCCTGCGCAGCACCATCTGGCGTTCCAATGCCAGACCGATGCCGCGATACATGAGGCAGAGGCTTTTTCGGCGAGACTGGCTCCCCGACAGCCCCTACGGCCGTGCTTTCACGCAGCCGTTCAGCCAGCGCTTCCAACTGCTCGAAGGTGAAGCACATACCGCGGATGGCGCGCGTCGGGCCTGGCGTGTGAAAGGTGCCGCCGCACTGCTGTGCCAGCAGCACCAGAGGTGTGTTGATCATCGTCATCAGAGGCTCCAGATCAGGCAGGGAAAGGTTGGACGCGGCGCGCGGGTTCCGGGTAGTACAGATGCCCGCCTACTCGGCTGGGCAGCGTGAAGGCATAGAAGCGCGAGGCCGGCAGGCCTGGATGCGGTTTCAGCTCCGTGCCCTGGTAGCAGTTGCTGGGAGGGGTGTAGGGCTTCTGGGGTGTGGTCTTGGACATGTGGATGCAGAAACGAAGCGGCCCGCGCAAGGCGGGCCGGAGCATGGTGGATGCGGTTGATCAGCCGGCCAGGGTGTGCCGAACCGACGTAGGAAAGGGGTTGTGTGGGGTAGGCGTGCTGCTGGGGGCAGGCAACTGCGGCGCCGTGGGCGGTGCTTCGAGGAAGTCGCTCCGGTCCGAGTGCGTGACCTTCAAGTACTCCACTTCGACCTTAGCCGTGTCAACGAGAACAGAGGCCACCTGAGCCACTGCACGGGCGCGGTCTACGTCCATGGGCTGCTCGCGGTTGCGAAGATCTGTCAGCGTGTCCAACAACTGCTGGCGAACGAGGGTGATGTGCGGGGTGCTCATTTCGGTTGGCTCTCTTTTGCAATGCGGTTGACCTGGCGAGTGATGGCGCCCTTGAGCTGGACCAGCTTGGCCAGCTCGGGAGACTTGCGGGCGGGATGGTTTCGGCGCGCGTTCTCGGCGCGGCTGATGCATTCGAGGCGATCGATAGTGATTTCGGCCTCCTGGGTAGTCCGCTGGCCAGGCCGGAACACGACGATGTGACCCTCTGGCACTGGACCGTTCGCAGCTTCCCAGACGAGTCGGTGCACTCCTGTCCAGCGCCGTGCAGGGACGATTGCCCGGTCGTCGGTCATCTTGCGTTCCAGAAGCCCGTCGCGCGTCACGCGCAGGCTGCCGATGGGCAAGTAGTTCCTGGCCTCTTCCGGCCGGCGCGTCTTGAACTGCGTTGCTCGGGTGTTTTCATGGTGACCCGTCGACCCAGGCACGCCTTTGTTCCAGGGCGTGAGTCCAGGTTGAAATTGCGTGGCCACCATCCGAGGGTCATTCCTGCCGCGCTGAATTCGTCCGCTGTGCTCGCTTTCGTTGAAGGCCTGGGATTTCTTGATCCCCAGGGCAACAGCCTGTCGGTAGATTGCAGACATGCTGCACCCCAGTATTTGTGCTACTTGCTCGGTTGGCATGTCCGGGTAAAGGATGTAAAGCTGACTTGTTAACTGATCATTCCATATGGCTCGTTTTTGTTTTTTGGCACTCATATTTTGTGGCAACATCTTGGTGATCGGTCGTATGAACTCTGGTGACTGCACAAGAAGGACTGTGTGCGTTCATTTTCCTGAGTATTAAAGGATGAATCCATGGAATGGAGTCAAGCGGTTAGTGCTAATACCGATGGTCAGATAGTAAACCAGCCAATTGAATATTGTTTTTTATGGATTGATTGGTGGGCGGTTTGTATGACAAAGTCAGAGTGGGCTGGGTGGGTCCAGGCCGTCGGCTCTGTGCTTGCGTTGCTCGGTGCGTTTTTGGTGGTTAAGCTGCAGTACGCAAAGCAAGTACATTTGCAAAAAATATCAGCTATAAGTAAGATAAGGACTTTTGTTGCAACTACCTCTTCCCATCTGGAAAGACTTGTGGCAGTTTCGGTCCTGTCGACAGCGGATGTTAAGCTTCTACACGCGGTCGTATGCGAGCAATTAGCTATAGCTGCGACAATTCAGGCAGAATATTTGCATATAAGTTGGTCAGCTGCACTCGAAGGGACAAGATCTATATCGGCGCAGACGAAGGTATTATGTGAGATATTGATTCAATCTCCTGAGAAAAACACAGAAATTATTTCTACTGCGAAATTGTTGCAAGAAGCTCTTGAGGATTTTATTCAGATGGTTAGAGTAAAACATCCCGGAGTAACTATGTATAAGATTTAAATTCTGAAAATTTGCTAGTTTTCTAACGGTTGACTATCATGATAGTAGCTATGGATAAAATAGATGACGTTGCTGAGAGCAAAAAAGGATGGTTCAATTTCTATTTTAAAAATCCAGAGAGGGCTTTGGCGTCTCAGCACTTGCGTGTGAAATTCCTTTCTGTTAGTTCAGTGCAAAATTGGGTTGATGGTTTCAATCCGGACGGAGAGGCATTTCTCCGGGTGGCATTGGCTGTAAACGCTGAAGTCGATGAGACGTCACGGCGCTTTGCGCAACTCTGGCTTGAAGCAGAGGAGCGTAAGCGTCGAGATGAAATGGTGCGCGCGGAGTATTTGGTTGCTGAACGCGCAGCAGTTGCAGCAGAAAGGGCCGCTAATTGGGCTAAATGGGCTGCGATTGCTACGGCGCTAGGGGCAATTGTAACGGCAGTGATAGCGATTGCAGGTGTTTTTCATGAACCCCCAGTGCCACAAATTCACTTATTGCCAACGATGGGTCAAAACTCGGTTCAAGCACCGGGGAAATGAATTACTCGATAAAAAAGGATTGTGAAGTCCGGATTCAGAGTTGAAAGGAAGATCTGTCTTTCCCTTGAATCCAGTTAGGCGGCTTGCCCCGGCCGGTCCAGGTCGCGCCGGTGGCCGGATCGCGGTACTTGGGCTCGCCCACAGAGCCCTTCGGCTTGGCGCTGCGGGAAGGAAAGACATCTTGCTCAGTCAGCTGGTACTGCTGAACCAGTGTGCGGACCTCTGCCACAGCGCCGGCTTTTTCAGTCTTCATCGCTTCTGCGATGCGTGCATCCAGTTCTGCCTTTTGCTGCAGCAGGGTCTTGTAGTCGTTCATTGGTTTTTCTCCGGTAGGGTTTAGAAAAGTAGGGCCCTTCTTTTGGTAGGGCCATGGATTAAAAGTTCTGGTCATGCCGCAATTGCGGCCGCCAGGAGGAATGCACCGGCAAAGCCAATGCTGTCGGCCAGCAGGCTCATGCCTGCGAGGCCAAGGAAAACGCTGCGAAGACTCATGGCTGGGCTTGGAAGCTGTCGCGCACGTCGGCGATATGGGCGATGAGCCCATTGCAGAAGTCCGTAAAGCTGCTGGCCGGTAGATGCACGGCGCTGCGGTCCTTGAGCGTGGGAATGCCCAGGGCCGCGGCCGTGGTGGCTTTTACGTCGAAGATGCCCAGGCGCTTGTTGATCTGCCCGATGTTCAGCGTGGGCACCGTCTCTGGTGGCGCTGGGTCCGGTGCGGGCTCCTCGACCAGCAAGAGGGCGCGGCCATCTTCCTGCACATGGCCCAGCACGCGGGGCGGCTCTTGGATATCGATCAGCTCCAGCGGCGGCTGCCAGGGCGCAGCTAGCGAAGTGGCGGGCAGGCCAGGGATGAGATGCGTGGCCGTGAATTCTGCGATGCACTGCGCGTAGTAGGCCCGGGCCAGTTCCAGCTTCACGTCCATCTGAGCCTCCAGCGCGCGGTCGCGCTCAATGGCCCAGGTGGTCAGGCGCATATGCTCGGGAATGTGCTCGACCAGATGGATGTGTTGCGGCTCATGCTGGCCCAGCAGATCCTCAGGGGTGTTGACCATGACGTAATTGACCTCCCAGCGCTCCAGGTCCCACAGCCGCATGTAGCCTCGCATCTGCCAGGCATACAGGGCGTCCTCGCAGTCACGCACAAAGGCCGGGAAGGTCTGCAGGCTCCATGAGCACTTCAGATCGTGGCCGCAGCGGCGCACCAGGTCCACGGTGTCGGCTTCACCCGTGATCTGGCCGTCGCTGCGCCGCTCCGTGTTCTTGGCCAGGTTCAGTCCGCGCACGCGGTTCAGCAGTGCCAGGCCCTCCGCTTCCACGGCCTTGCCCTTTTCGGTGTACTTGCTCGAAAAGCTGAAGTCCACGCCCCAGATTTCCTGCCGCACCAGCTCGCGGATATAGGTCTTGGCGCCTTCGCTGAGCGTGCGTAGCTTGAGGTCTTCGAGCAGGGCCTTTTCCTCGTCTGTGCGCTCCTTCTTGGCCTGGATGGCCTCGACCTCGGGCGTGATCAGCGCGTGGTCGATGCTCGCGGGCGCGGTCATCAACCTGCCGATGCTCGAGCAGCGAAACAGGATGGCCCTCATGGCGCGCCTCTTGTGGCGGCAGCGTTGAAGGCGATGAGGCCGGCGCGGTCTTCGGTGAGGGCGGCACGGCCTTCGCGGCAGGCCTCGGCGAACTTGTCGGTACCGCGCACGCTGATGATGTAGTCCATCCAGCCCTGAGCCAGATCGGAGAGAGGCGCGGCCGCGCCGCCCTGGCCGTCGTCATCCTCGCCGGCCTCGGCCACGCCCGTGATCTGCTTGAGCGTGTGCCGCTGCAAGTAGGTCGTGGTGGAAATGATCGCCTGGATGGCGTTCTTGCCGCCCGTCTCGTCGGGCTGGGCCGTGAGCGATATCTTCTCGCTGTGCCCCAGACGATGCCGCAGCTTGCAGGTCACGGTGATGTCGCGGCCGGCCTGGCTGGTTTCCCAGGACCGCGAGAAGCCGTGGGCGGACAGCTCCGGGCCCACGGCCTGCACCACGTCGTCCAGTTCGGCGTGCATGTAGCTGGTGCGGCCCTTCATGGTGGTGAAGTCCACGGCCTTGCGCTTCACGATCCTGATCCCCTTGGCCTGGAAAGCCGCCAGCGCATCGTTGTAGGCCTTTTCGGCTTCTCGGCGCTCACCCCGTTCCCACAGATCCATCAATTTTTCGATCTGCTCGGGGGGCACGCCGCGCTCTTGGAGCGTCAGCAGAAAGTGCGCAGCAGGAGACATGACCGGGGCAGGGGGCGCCATGATTGCCGCTGGCACCATGTCGATTGCTGCCGCTTCAGTCTTGGAAACAGCGTTCATAGGATCCTCGCGGGTTGTCAAAAAAGAAACGCCCGCAGCAGCGGGCGATGGTCGGCGCCGGCGTGGCGCTTGGTGGGTGGGGCGTTCATTCCGGGTCTTCCGGATCGCCGCGCATTTCCCTGACGAATGCCAGGTAGCGGGCGCCGCCAGCGGGCCAGGCCCTGTCCAGCTTCTGTGCGGTTTCCTCAAGCCACTCCATCAGCAGCGGCACCTTCTCGGCGTCGGTGAGTTCGGACAGCTTCATGGCTTTTCGCGGTGGCATTCCACTACGCTCTCGCTCACCCATTCGGCGTGCATTCCGGGGCATGCCAGGGCGCTGACGGTGGCAGGCGGCGCCTTGCCGGGCTCATCGTCCAGCGTTGCCTGCAGGCACAGCAGGCTGATGCCCAGCAGCACGGCAATCAGCCATGCCAGCGGCGGCGGGTCCGGAATTTCGTCACGTTGGTGCATGGTGGCTCCTCGATCAGTGGCGGTTTCGTTGAAGGTCTGCGATGTCTTCGCGGGCACGTTGGCGGGCATAGGCCCGCAGCCACTCGTCCATGGAGTTGCCCATGACGGCCAGCTGCGGGTGTTCGGGGTTCAGGCTCTGGCCCATGCGCTCGCTGGCGGTGGCGATCTGCTGGGCCAGCTCGTACTGCGCGGCCTGCAGGGCTTCCTGCACGAACTCGGCCGCGAATGGCGGGCCGTAGTAGTCGCGGACATAGGCGTCGAGTTCGGCGTCTTCTGCCTCGGCGCGGTCGTAGCGCGCCGCGTTCTCTGCCGCGGCCACTGAGGCCCAGCAGATAGAGGGGAGTCGTGCATTCATGTGGGCCTCCGGAAATGAAAAAGGGCCTGCGTGTGCAGGCCCTTGTGGGTGGGTCGATGGAGCCAGGTCAGAACCCACTCCAAAGGTTGAGATTGCCGGATGGCTCCGGCTCCATCGCGGCAACGCCCTCATGGGAAGGCGCTTGCGTGATGGGTGCACGCTCAAAGTCGGCTGCAGAGGCGACCAAAAGAAAAGGCCCGCAACTTGTGAAGCTGCGGGCCTGAACAAAAATACGGAGCTCTGCGGCGTGCTCTAGTTTGGGGAAGACTTCGCAGCCGCTGTCAGTTTTTTGATGTACTCATCCAAGGTCGCGTCGAGTGAGTGAGCCTCCTCGAGCGAGACCCCATCTGGGACCTGTAGAGCTTCGCGTTGGATCTGCAAGCCAACGGCCGCATGCGCAGCGCTCGTGCGCGGCAGGGCCGAGATGACAGCATTCAGCGTCAGAGACAACGCGAGAACCTGTCCCTTCAATTCATTTAGTTCCTTGGTCACAGAGGGCGCTCTTCTTGGATGGCCCTTCATTCTAAGACTGCCTTTTTGGCTTACATGACTTGGATCAAGTACCGTGAGCCAGTCTCCACGCTTTGTTGGCGGCGTCCTGAGCCTGATGGTCCGCAATGAAAAAGCTCGCGAGCGCGGAGCTGCACGCCTTCTAAGAACGGCTGCACTCAAGCACTTCGCTGTGTTCGTGCGTAACGCTGGGCTGCGGAGGAAAAAGCGGCAGTACCTGGAAGGGGAAGGTGGGATCTAGCCCATAGGCAGCCGCGTAGTCCAGATGGCCCGCGTAGTTTTCGCAGTCGCTTCTGTCGCCCTCTGAGCGCCACACGCGGATTCTGCCGTTGGGGTACTCAAACACCCTCGTACATATCGTTCCTCTGTCCAACGTGAGATCGACTCGGCCAACTACCGAGTGCGTTGCGCGCATGGCGCAGTAGACCGCCGACGATTCGGCTGGATTGAGGATGAGCTGTGCTACGACCACTGTATCTCTTTCTACAAACCTGCCCGAAAGTGGCAGGGATGCCAGACGGAGCAGGGGGATGGGTCGCTAGGGAAAGAGAGTGGCCCAGAAGCAGTTTAGCTTCCGAGACTAGGGGCCAAGCGGCAAAGATGCCCCTTGTTGCAGTATGCAACACATATCGAGAGGGCACTACCGTTATGCCATGGAAGCCATGGCCCGGGGGCCGCTGGATTACTCTTTTTCGCAGCTTGGCAAACCTCAACTCTGCTCGCAAAGTTGGGGTTTGTCGCCCGTGCTTTCCGGGCTGTCAGCGCTTGCGCGCAGGGCTTTTCTGTTCTTGGCAACCCTGTTTGCCTCACCTCATTGCCCGTCTACGGCGCTTGGCCGACTGGGCCTGGCAGGACTGCCAGAGCAGAGCAGTGGCCCATGCCCACTGGTGCGTGTGCCGGAATGCCTCGCAGGTGAGGCAAACGTCGGCTGCAATTTTTGAAAGACCGGGGCAAGCCCGGCCAATGCCGTGGAGCCCGCCGGCAGCGAGATTGCTGCTGACGGGATGAATTATCGGAACACCGAATTTGCTTGTCAATCGGAATTCCGAATTATTTTTAGAATTCTTCCGCGATCATGGATGGCCATCCTGGGGAAATGTTCGGTGCTCCGAAGAGACGCAACCCTGGGTTGCGCAACTGTGCGTTGCGCTCCGCAATCTAGGATTGCGCAAACCACGATTGCGGGTGACAGGGATGTAACTGTCTGCCATACTGTTAAAAAACACAGTACGGAAAACTGAATGAAGTCGGAGCGGATGCAGGGGTTGGGTGCCCGGATCAAGAGTGCGCGCGTGGCGCTAGGGATGAGCCAGGACTATGTGGCCAGTTCCCTCGGTGGGACGAGGCAAGCGGTGTCGGCTTGGGAAAGAGGGATAGCTTCGCCTTCCGCAATCCAACTTGCAGAGCTGTCGGAGCTATTTTGTGTCTGTGCTCACGAGCTGCTGTTCGGCGATAGTTTTGCGAAAAGCGGCATCAGGGCTCTGATGGTGCGGAAGATCGAAGCCAAGCGCATCCGCAAGCCAAGTGCCGTTTCCGCTGATCAAAGGCCCTGGTCTACGAGCTTTTTGGCTGGCTTCTTCACCGCTGGCGAGCGCGGTCCAGCTGCTGCTGTGAGCCGAACAGATGGTGCGGGAGGAGATTTGGCGGCCTGATAACTGTTGAACTCATGATTCAGGTCGATGAGCATTGCGTCGCGCTTTGCATCGTCAGGGAGGCCGCGAAAGAGCATCACAAGCTGGGCTTCCAAGCCGGTGAGCTGCGCAAAGTTAGTGACTTCTGGAGGGCCCTCGCCGTCTAGTAGGTACTCAGGACGAAGTGCAAGGGCATGACACAAACCAAGGAAGTGCGACGCGCGCGGCTCCTTGGTTTTCCCTTTCAACAATTCGTTTAGGGCGGGCTGGCCCATCCCAGCCAACTCCGCGAGTTCCTTCTGTTTGTAGCCACGATGTGCCATCCACCACTGTAGGCGGTCGCCGAAGGTAGCGAAGTCTGGAGGGGGCGTCATAAGAACAATCATCCATCCTTAAAAATTCGGAAAATCGATGTTTTTTCGTTGACCGATTTATCGGAATACCGAATAATCGGTGGCATGACACCCTCCGAACTCATCACCTACTTCAAGACCCAGGCGCTTGCCGCCCGTGCTCTGGGATGTGCGCAATCCTCGATCTCGGGATGGGTCGAGCAAGGCCACATACCTGACGGTCGCCAGTACCAAATTCAGTTGGCTACCGAAGGGCGGCTGCTTGCTGATCGGCCGGCCTTGCGCAACGCTGTGGAAGGAGCAGGACTCAATGCTTGAAGTCCGTTCCAGCTCACCGCAGTCAGTGCTTCGCCGTGCATCGCAACGGATAGTTGCTTTCGCCCGCGGCGCCGGTCGCACCAGCTGCTCCGACACCATGGAGCTGCGTCAACAGTGCGACGCCAACACCCTGCGCGTTCTCGACGCGCTGGCCCGGGCCAAGGGCATGGAGCGCCCGACCTATATCGAAGCGCTGCTGGAAGAGCATGCGAAAGAAGCGTTGCATGAGGCAAGTCTGATCGTGCGCCAACTGCGGGGCAATCCGCTGCTGGTGGAAGCGCTTGGAGCCCCGCCGGAGACCTTTGGTCTGCCTGCGGCCGAGGAAGAGGTGGGGAATGCCCGAGCAACAGCTTCCTGACCCACTTGTGCCCGCGGACTGCGACTTGAGCGACTTCCCGTACATGGAGCTGGATGTTCGGCGCCTGCGCGACTCGCGTTTTGCATCGACGCCCAACGGTGATGCGTTCCGCGCTGGGGTGCTGCTGTGGTGCGCGGCCTGGCACCAGATTCCCGCTGCCTCGCTGCCCGATGACGACGTGGAGCTGGCCAACCTGGCCGGCTACGGCCGCATGCCGATCAGCGTGCGCGAATGGAAGAAGGTGCGAGCCGAAGCACTGTCTGGCTTCGTGAAGTGCAGCGATGGCCGTCTGTACCACCCCGTGATCGCGGAGAAGGCCGTGGCTGCGGGCGCGGCGAAGCGGCGGCACGCCTACGGAAAGTTCCTGGACCGCCTGCGGAAAGAGAACAAGGCGCGGGAGAAATCCGGCAAGCCCCTGTTCGGAATTCCAACGCCGGAGCAGTGGAATTCCGGCGCCTACCCCCACGGAATTCCACCGGAGCCCCAAGCGATTTCCGCCGGAAATCGCCCGGAAAACGGTGCGACTTCCGGCCAAGTTCCAGCGGAAAACGCTCTTAGAGGGAACAGAGAGGGAGAAGGAGAGGGAGAGGGAACTCTTTATTCCGTAGCTAACGCTACGGGCGGCGTCGCCGCCAAGCCGCCGGGCGAGATGACGAAGGACGAGCTGTGGCGTGCGGGCAAGTCGCTGCTGGCTCAGGCAGGCCTGCCGCCGGCTCAGTGCGGCTCGTTCGTGGGAAAGCTGGTCAAGGACTACGGCGACCAGATCGTGGTCGATGCCGTGCGTGCTGCGGTCGTGGCGCGGCCGGTGGACCCCGTGGAATACCTGAAGGCGACTTGCATGCGGGAGAAGGGCGAGCGCGCCACCCGGGGCAACAACAAGCACAGCGCCGCCTATGCGGCCATCGTGGGGGACTGAGCAATGCAAAAAATTTCTGCGCTGGCACCGGCAGCGCTGCGCGATGGTGCGCGAGAGCCTGCGGACCAGGCCGCCGCGAACCCGGCCGTGAAGAACCTGTTCCTCGTGATGCAGGGCTGCTACGGGTCGTTGTTCCTGAGCAAGTTCGCCACGGGCGTGTTGGACGACCAAGGCCGCGACCTGGGCGTGCGCGCTGCGATGCGCGTCTGGCGCACGACGCTGGCCAAGTACACGCCCGACGTGATCGAGTCCGCTGTGGCGCGCCTCACGGCAGAGCACCCGGACTACCCGCCACATCTGCCGCAGTTCGAGGCCATGTGCAGGGCCGCCACGCCCCGCAAGACGCACGCCGAGGAGCATGGTTGGCTGGCCCTGCCTGCACCCAACGCAGCGCCTGTGCATGTCCAGATCGAGCCGCAGGGCGATGGCAAGGACTGGTCCCGCCGCATCGTGGCGCGCGTGCAGGCCGGTGACCAGACGCTGACGCGCACCGCCATCCGCGCCGCTATGCAGGCCCTGGGCATGGAGGGCTGGCCGCGATGACTTTGCTGCAGCTGCTCAAGACAGGCGCCGTGCTGCGCTACCGGCCCGGGTTCCGCTTCTATGCGGTCCAGCGCGGCCGGGAGATCTCCGTAAACCAGGTCGAGGCCGAAGCCGCATTCCGCGCTGGCCACGTCCGCCCTCAAAGCCCCGAGCCTGACCGCTTCGGCGTGTACCACCTGGCCCTTTCCACGAAATGACCATGCAACCGAATTTGCAACCCACCGCTACCCGCGCCTACCTGCAGATGAGCTACGGCTACAGCGTGGCCGAGGAGCTTTCCGCCAGCGAGGTGCGCCCGCTGCACCAGCGCAAGCTGGCACCCATCACCGCCGCGTGCGCAGCTGCTGTGCAGGCCGTGGCCGCTGGTGCCGCCGACGTGGAGCACTGGCGCGTGCTGGCCGACGCGGCGAACCTGGCTGAAACGCTGCTGGACATGCGTGTGTTCGATGACCCGGGCAACCTGTTCCGCGACGGCGTGGCCGCTGTGGTGACGCTGGGCCGCCAGCACGGCAGCGATGAGCGCATGCAGCTGCGCCCCGAGCAGCTGGAGCACCTGCAGGAGTTCGGCGAGGCCTATGCGCAGATGCTGCAGCAGACCCCGGCCCGAACCTACATCCGCGCGCATCGGGCGACCGAGCGCCGCCTGCGCGAGTTGCTGGTGAACGGCTACGGCCGCGACACCCATGATTTCATCGTCGTCTGAGGGTTCCATGGCAACAGAGCAACAAGGCACTGTGGTGCTGGGCATGGACCCTGGCGCAAACACGGGCGTGGCCGTCTACGTGGATGGCCAGCTGGTTGAGCTACTGACGATCCCCCCGCACCACATCGAGCGCACGCTGGCCGCGCACATGCCGTCGCGCGTGGTCTTCGAGGACAGCAGGCTGCAGTCGCACACCTGGACGCGCGGCAAGACCGGCGCCGCCAGCGCCAAGATGGCGCGCAACGTGGGGCAGGTGGACGCGCGCTGTGCGGACATCACGGCGCACTGTGCAGACCTTGGCATCCCCGCCCACGGCATCAGCCCGGCAGGGAAGGGCAGCAAGCTGGATGCGAAGCGCTTCGCCGCGATCACGGGCTGGACGGGCCCGAGCAACGAGCACAGCCGCGATGCGGCCATGGTGGCCTGGCCATTCCGTCGCGCTGCGGATCTTCGAGGAGGCCGCCATGGCTGAAATTGCCCTGCACGCCCGCTGGGATGGCCCTGAGCAGGCCCGGGCCAACTTCCTGCAGCGCGTGGCGCCCTGGTGCATGCAGCAGTGGGAGGCTGGCCGCCGGCTGGAGGTGTTCGTGCGTCTGCACGAGGACGCCAAGACCGACCGGCAGCGGACCTTCTATCACGACTTCGTGCTGGCAGAGATCGCGCGCCAGGTGGTCATCGACGGCCGCCGGCATTCAAAGGCCACTTGGAAGGAACACTTCCGCGCCGAGTACCTTGGCAGCCGCGCGGTGACGCACCATGACCCGATCAGCGGCGCCACGACCACCACGCAGGAGCGCATCAGCACGGAGAGCCTGTGCGTGCGCGAGTACGGCGACCTGATCGACCGCGTGATGGCGCACGCCATCGATGACTTGAAGGTCGAGTTCCCGGCCACGTTTGAGGAGTGGGAGCGCGAGCAGACCCACCCGGACACGGGCGAGGTGATTGGCGGGGTGTGCCCATGACCGCGCGCAAATGCCTGTTCTGTGGCGGCAAGGCCGAATTGCTGTGCGATACCTGGCTGGGCTGGGAGCGCAAGCGGGGCGAGCTGGAGAAGAAGGCGCCGCACCTTTTGGCGGCGCCGTCGCACGCGATCCCCATCCGGTACCGCGCAGTCCATACCTGCGATGCGCCGTTGTGCCAGGCCTGTGTCCACAGCGCTGGGACGATGTTCTTCCGGATGCGCGGCCATGGCTCTTGGGCAGAGAGCATCGACTACTGCCCAGGCCACGACAGCGGCGACCGCAGGACCGAAATCACCGGACTCCAGGCCGAGGCCATGCGCGCCCGCTGGCGTGCCGGTGCGCTGGCCCGCCGTGGGCTGGTGGAGCAGGGCGGCCACCAGCTGGGCCTGTTCATGGAGCTGCAGTCCTGATGCGCCGCACTGCCATCAAGTCCGGCGGGGCAGGGTTTCGCCGGCGGGCCGCTCCTGCGTCCCAGGGCGCCCACGAGCTGGCGCGCGAGCAGCGCCTGGAGGCCCGCGCCGCCCGCGCCATGGCGGAAGCCCGGCCGCGCGCCGCCACAGTGGCCCTCATCGACCAGCACCAGGTCGTGCCCGCGCCGAAGACCGTGCCCCGGCGCAACCCGCGCCTGCGTGCGCTGGCCAAGGGTCAGCAGTGCCTGTTGCTGGTCCCCGGGATCTGCACAAACGACAGCACCACGGTCGTCTGCTGCCACAGCAATTTGTCCATCCACGGGAAGGGGGAGCGCAGGAAGGCCGACGACCACTACAGCGCCTGGGGCTGCGCCGCGTGCCATACCTGGCTGGACCAGGGGCCTGCGCCGGCCGCGCGCAAGGAAGCCGCGTTCATGGCCGCGCACCTGCGCCAGGTCCTGGAATGGCGTGCGCTGGCCGGCGCTCCCAACACCGATGCCCGCGACCGCGCCGCTGTGCTGTGGGCGCTGGGCCTGCTGAACGCCACGCCGATTCTGGATTTTTGAAAGAGGACCATCTTGGAAACCAAGGCCGCGAAGATGAACCGCGACGACGAACGAAAACAAGAAGGTGGCCCCGATTGAACTGTATGGACTGGATGGCTGGTCAACTGGAGGGCCGGCAGGAGGAGGAGGGCACGCGCCGCAACAACCCGCGTCCTCAAGGCGTCATACGCCCGGGGAGTGGCACTGACGTACTGTTGCGGTTTCTACGCCAGGCCCCGGGACGGTGGTTCTTTCACGCCGAGCTGATTCTTGCCCTGGGGCGCAGCAAGGGGGAAATCGATTGGGCGCTGGGCTATCTGGTGCGCGAGGGCCTGGTGCAGAGCCGGCTCACGGAGCTGCCGGCGCGTAAGCCGGTGCTGCGCTACATGATGCAGGAGACTCCAGGAATTTCAAGACAACGGTGATGGTGAGATAGCCCCCGGATTCCAGAATATCCCTAGTGATTTGCCAACTCAGTAACGCGGCGACTGCACTGTCTAAGACTGTCAGCACACAACCGCTTTGTAATCCCGATAGAGGAAATCGCGATGACACGTCCTAGCAAGCCGTGATTTCCGGCAGCAAGCGGTCGTACTCTTTTCTCACCACCGCATAGCACTCGCAGGAGCGCTGCTCCAGGCCCGTACGGTCCAGCACACTGATGCGGCCACGCGAATAGTGGATGATCTCGGCGCGCTGAAGCTTCAGCGCGGCCTCGGTCACGCCATCGGGGCGCACGCCCAGCATGTTGGATATGAGCTCCTGCGTCATAACCAGGTCCGCGCCCTGAAGCCTATCCAGGCTCAGCAGCAGCCAGCGGCAGAGTTGCTGGTCAAGTGAATGGTGGCAGTTGCAGACGGCAGTCTGGGCCATCTGGGTGATCAACGCCTGCGTGTAGCGCAGCAGCGGGTGAAGCACGGGACTGCCGCGCTCGAACTCTGCATGCATGGCGCCCACGTTCAACCGGTAGGCCCTGCCGGCACTTTGCACGACCGCCCTGCTGGTAGTGGACCCTCCGCCTATGAAGAGGGAAACGCCCACAATCCCTTCGTTGCCCACCACCGCGATCTCTGCCGACGCACCGTTCTCCATCACGTACAGTAGTGAGACGATCGCGGTCGTGGGAAAGTACACGTGGCTCATGACCCGGTCTGCTTCATAAAGCACTTGGCCTAGCGCGAGCTCCACGGGCTCCAGCGCAGGCTCCCACCGCTGCCATGGCCCAGGCGACAAGGAGGCGAGCAAATAATTGCCCGTGGATGCGGCGGTAGTGGACATAAAGGAAACCCCAGGGCAGTCATCCCGCCTCTTCAAGAGAGTGTGAAGACAATAGGAATGACGCCATTTCATCTTACGGGCCGTGCCCAGCGGCGCTGTGCGGTACCGCACATACCGGCCCTGCGGGAGTCATCCGCCCGGGCAGTGGCACTGACGTGCTGCTGCAGTTTCTACGCCAGGCCCCTGGGCGCTGGTTCTTCCATTCCGAACTGATCCTGACCTTGGGCCGCAGCAAGGGGGAGCTCGATTGGGCGCTGCAGTACCTCGTGCGCGAGGGCCAGGTGGAAAGCCGGCTCACCGAGCTGCCGGAGCGCAAGCCGATACTGCGTTACAGGTTCAATGACGTCAAGGAAAGCAGCCAGCATCACGAGCAAAGGCGCTCGTGAGTTGCTTTCTCTGGTTCGCGCCTTCTTTGGGCGGTTGTGCGATTGAGAGGTTCATGAAATTTCAATGATTGATAGTTTTTTTGATGTGAGACTTCTTAATCAATTGTTAATTTTTATTACATGAGAATTACTTTCTAACTCATCATTTGGCCGGCTTCGGCAAGCCGAGCTTGTCCGCTTGGGTGTGCCTGGAATCACAAATTACATTGGGCGTGCAACGCCTGTACTTAGGGGCGGATACACATGGCAGGTTTTGGAAAACGTTGGGCTGCGTCGTTGGCCCTGGGCACCGCGCTGTGCGGCTCGGCGTGGGGGCAGATCGTTTTTCCTCCAGGCTCCAGCATCGATCTGGCCGGCGGCTCGTTCACTTCGTTTTGCGTCCCCGTCTCGATGGGAGGGGAACTGGCCCTGGGTACGGGCTCATTCGACTCGGGCTCCTTGAGCTTCGATGCGGGCTCCTCGGTGACGGGCACGGGCGGCGTGCTCAACGTCGGCGGCGACCTGACCAGCGCATCGGCACTGAACCTGAGCACCAGCAGCGTGGTGCTTTCAGACACCTGCGCACCCGGTACGACCCTGACGCTCAGCGGCAACATCGTCGTCAAGGACCTGACGCTGATCAGCACCGGCCCGACGCCCCCGACCATCGTGCTTCCCGCCGGCACCAATCTCACGGTGCTGGGCACGCTGACGCTGGGCGCCCCCGGCAAGCCGGTGGTGCTGACCTCGTCGGGCCCCGGCACGGCCGTAGTCACTCTGGGCCCCGGAGCCACGGTATCCAACCCCAGCGGCAGTGCCGTTCCCGGCAACGTGCAGATCGGTGCTCCCGTAGTGACATCGCCCGCCAGCATTCCCACGCTCAACACCTATGGCCTGATGTTGATGAGCCTACTGCTCGGCGGCATGGCCCTGCATCGTCAGCGCAATTCGACCCGCTCCTGAACAAACCTATGAATCAAAATCATCGCCCCGCTCCCGCTCTGCTGCTGGCCGTGCTCGCGTGCGCCGGACTGCATGCGCCTACCGCCTTTGCGGCTGATGTCTCCATCACGCTGCCTGCGAACGGCGATTTCGTGATCAAGAACTCTGTGGGCGCTGAGCGCCTGCGGGTTCAGCGCACTGGTGAGGTATTGGTGCCGGCACTTCCGGCCGATACAGCCACAGGCTCCCAGTTGCTGTGTGTAGCCGGTGCTACTGGTCAACTGGTCCACTGTGCGGCGGGTGTGGGCGCCGGAGCCACGGGCGCTACGGGTGCCACCGGGCCCGCAGGTGCGACTGGCGCCACGGGGGCTACGGGGGTTACCGGTGTGACGGGAGCCAATGGCACGGGTGCAACAGGTGCAACGGGTCCTACAGGACCGACGGGCGCAACGGGTGCGACGGGTGCGACAGGGGTTCAAGGCGCAATTGGCGTCCAGGGCGCCACGGGTGTGACAGGGCCCACAGGTGCTACAGGTTCTACGGGCATGACCGGGGCCACGGGAGCCACTGGCATTGGCGCGACGGGTTCTACTGGCGCCACAGGCCCGACGGGAGCAACAGGGGCGACGGGCACGGCCGGTACGGCGGGCTCCACGGGTCTGCAGGGACCGCAGGGTCCGGCAGGTAACACCGGGGCAACCGGGGCGACAGGACCGACCGGCGCCGATGGACCCCAAGGTGTGCAAGGTCCATCTGGGACCGGTACGGTGACGTTGACCAAAGTGACCAACACCGGATCTTGGACGTTGTCGGCCTTCCCGAACGCCGCTGTCGAAGTGACTGCAACCTGCTCAGCCGGCAAGACGGTTGTCAGCGGAGGATGCCGCGTCACGGCGGGACGAGGGGGAAGCTACTTCGAGGGAGGGTATTGGTCTGCTTCGGATAAGTGGACTTGCCAATACTCGGTATTCCAGGACTTGGCAGTCGAAGCGTCGGCTATGTGTCAATAGTGATGCTCGAGTTAGCTGGTCTGGCATCGCGGTGATGGTGTCGTGCTCCTGCCAATGAGTCTCGTGTCTGCGCTATGGTCATGTTGAACGTTCGGCCTCGCATCTGCCTGAACATGATTGTCAAGAACGAGGCCCCGGTGATCGCACGCTGCCTGGCCTCGGTCAAGCCCTGGGTGGACCACTGGGTCATCGTGGACACGGGCTCCAGCGACGGCACGCAGGCCCTGGTGCGCGAGTGCATGGAGGGCGTGCCCGGCAGCCTGCATGAGCGGCTCTGGTTGGACTTCGCCCACAACCGCAACGAGGCGCTGCAGCTGGCACGCCCGCACGGCGACTACCTGCTGTTCATCGATGCCGATGAGCAACTGCGCGTGCCCGATGGCTTTGCCTGGCCTGCACTGGAGGCGGACGGCTGCATGCTGTCCTGCCACATGGCGGGCACCGAATACCAGCGCAACGCCCTGATCGCCACGCACGTGGACTGGCGCTGGGAAGGCGTGCTGCACGAATACCTGACAGCTCCGGCGCACCAGCCTTGGCAGATGCTGGAGGGCCCCTTCATCGATGTCTCGCACGACGGCGCTCGGGCCCGGGACCCGCAGACCTATCTGCGCGACATCGCCGTGCTCGAAAAGGCCGTGCGCGAGCAGCCCGGCAACACGCGCAACGTGTTCTATCTGGCGCAAAGCCACCGCGATGCGGGCCAGATCGAGCCCAGCCTGCACTGGTACCGGCAGCGCGCCGCCATGGGCGGCTGGGCCGAGGAGCAGTGGTTTGCGCTGTTCCAGATTGGCGTGCTGCTGGAGCGATCCGGCGCCGAACCCGCTGCCGTGCGCGAGGCCTATCTCACGGCCTATGCGGCGCGCCCGCAACGGGCCGAGCCTTTGTGCGAACTGGCGCGCTACCACCGCGAACGCTCCGAGTTCGCCCTGGCCTGCCTCTTCGCACGCCAGGCCGCCGCACTGCCGCGTCCGGCCGAAGACATCCTGTTCATCGATTCCCAGGTCTATGACTGGCGCGCGCTGGACGAACTGGCCGTCAGCGCCTTCTACACCCCGCTGCGCGACCTGGGCCGCGCCGCGCTGCAGCAGTTGCTGGCCGAGCGCCGCTACCCAGTCAGCGAGCAGGCGCGCATTGAGGCCAACCGCCCGTTCTACGAACTGTAGAAGACCGGGAATGAGTCTTGCGCGGCGCTCTCAATGCTTTTGATGCTCATTCGTTTGCTCTGAACATAAGCCTTTTCTTCTCGTTTGCATCGTTCCAAGCCTGCCAGCTTCGGCAGCATGAGCAAGGAACAGAAGCAGAGCCCGCAGTGGGAGCGCATCGAGCTGGACTACAGGGCGGGCATCAAGAGCCTTCGGCAGATCGCAGCAGAGCAGGGCATCAGCGAGGGAGCGATCCGCAAGCGCGCGAAGCGTGACGACTGGAGCCGAGACCTGTCGGAGCGCATCCAGGAGAAGGCTGAGCAGCTGGTACGCAAGGAGGCGGTACGCAGCGAGGTACGCGCGGAGCGTACTGCGTCCGAACGTGAGGTAGTGGACGCGAATGCGCAGGCTGTGGCCACCATCAGGCTGGCGCACAGGCGGGACATCCAGCGGGCACGCAAGATCACCAACGCGCTGCTGGACGAGCTGGAGCAAATGGCTGACGCGGACACGGTGGCCTACCTGCAGGAGCTGGGTGAGATGCTGCGCTCGCCCGACGACAACGGCATGGACAAGCTGAACGACCTCTACCAGAAGGTCATCAGCCTGCCGGAGCGCTCCAAGACCATGAAGGTGCTGGCCGAGAGCCTGCGCATCGTGGTGGACATGGAGCGCCAGGCCTTCGGCATGAACGACAAGGACGCAGGCAAGGGGCCGAACGGTGGCGGCAACGTGGGCCACTTCGAGCTGCACTTCGTGGACGCGCCCGCGCGTGAGCACGATCCACGGGACGGGGAGGGCGCATGAACCTGCTGTCCGCCAGCCTGCAGGCCGCGCGCCTTGCCGATGAGGAGCCGGACTTTGCCGAGGACTACGAGGTAGACCGCTCGCGCGTCCGGGTCGAGTTCCCCTCGAAGCTGCGCGGCCTGTTCCAGCCGAAGCGCTTCAAGGTCATGTACGGCGGGCGCGGCGGCGCCAAGTCCTGGTCTGTGGCCATGGCCCTGCTGGTGATGGGCAGCAACCGGCCATTGCGCATCCTGTGCGCGCGCGAGATCCAGAAGTCCATGCGGGACTCGGTGCACCGCCTGCTGTCCGACCAGATCGCGGCCCTGGGCCTGGGTGGCTTCTACGAGGTGCTGGACACGGAGATTCGCGGGGCCAACGGCACGCTGATCCTGTTCGCGGGCCTGCAGAGCCACACGGTGGACTCGATCAAGTCCTATGAGGCCATTGACATCGTATGGGTGGAAGAGGCCCAGAGCGTCAGCGCGCGCAGCTGGGAGGTGTTGGTGCCGACCATCCGCCGGCCCGGCTCGGAAATCTGGCTCACGCTCAATCCGGACCTGGCCACCGACGCCACCTATGCGCGGTTCATCGAGGCCGCCGACAGCGACACCTGGTTGTGCGAAATCAACTGGCGGGACAACCCCTGGTTCCCCGAGGTGCTGGAGAAAGAGCGCCGCCGGCACTTCAAGCGCGACCCGGATACCTACTGGAACGTCTGGGAGGGCCGCCCCAAGCGCACGCTGGCCGGCGCGATCTACGCGAAGGAGGTGGAGCGCCTGTACAACGACGACCGCGTGTGCCTGGTGCCCTACAACCCAAAGCTTCCCGTGCACACGGTCTGGGACCTGGGCTGGGCCGACAACATGGCCATCGCATTCGTGCAGCGCACAGCCATGGATTTCCGCGTCATCAACTTCATGCAGGACAACCAGAAGACGCTGGAGTGGTACGTGGAGCAGATGGAGAAGCTGCCGTACCGCTGGGGCACGGACTTCCTGCCGCACGACGGTGCCCACGGCGACTTCAAGACCGGGCAGACGGCCCAGCAGATCCTGGAGGACATGGGCCGCGAGGTGGAGGTGCTGGAGCGCGCGGGCCTGGAGTCGGGCATCCGCCTGGCGCGCGGCATCTTCGCCACCGCTTATATCGATGGGAAGCGCTGCGCCGCGCTGCTGGAGTGCCTGAGCCGGTACCGGCGTCAGATCGACCCGCGCACGAACGAGCCCGGGGCACCGCTGCACGACGAGGCCAGCCACGGCGCCGACGTGTGGCGCTACATCAACATGGCCCTGCCGCTGATGGACAACGACACCCAAGGTGCGAAGCCCAGGAAGCCGCGCGGAGGCGGCATGGCGCGTTGATCCCGTACCAAGCCTGCCACTTTCGCGGGCATGCCTGCATGTATCGACCTGCGCAAAGCGCACCTTCACCGCCAGCATGGGGACTTGCTGGCCGTCTACACCTGGATCAACGCCGAACGCGCGCTGGTCCTGATCCCGGCCTACCGCCCGAAATCACCCTGGTACGTGGTGATGGAGAGCGCCGCCTATCTCTACGATGACCCGGCCTACCTGGCCAAGGCCTGCGTCAAGGCCTGCGAGGTGCTGGGCATCGAGCCCAACCGGCCCAACTGGGTGCGCGTGGCCACCATCGTCAACGAGGGCCTGCCCGACCTGGTGAGCATGCCCAGCGAGCCCGCGTGGCAGCGCCCGGGCCGCGAGTTCGGCAGCCTGGTGGTCAAGTCCGAAGGCCGGGAGATCGCGGCCGAGGCCCTGACCATCCCGGACGCGGGGGCCGAATATGTCCCAGCTTGAGGCCCGCTTCAACCGTCGCGCGGGCGTGGGCGAGCGCATCCTGAACGACGTGCCGCTGGAGTTCGACGCCGACGAGGAGACGCCGCCGCACCCGCTGGACCAGCCCGAGGCCCGCAAGACCCTGCGCAAGCTCCTGAGCTGGTACTACCGCGAGCGCGAGATCCAGGCCGAGAACCGCCTGCAGATGTCCATCGACGCCGACTACTACGACGGCGACCAGTGGGACCCGGCCGACGCGGCCACGCTGGAGGGGCGCGGTCAGGTGCCTCTGGTGTTCAACGAGGTGGCCGTGATGTGCGACTGGCTGATCGGCACCGAACGGCGCGCGCGCGTGGACTGGAGCGTGCTGCCACGCACCGAGGACGATGTGCAACTGGCCGACGTGAAGACCAAGGTGCTCAAGTACGTCAGCGACGTGAACCGGACCACCTTCAACCGCTCGCGCGCTTTCGAGGACGCCATCAAGGTGGGCGTGGGCTGGCTGGACGACGGCGTGTGCAACGACCCCACCAAGGACGTGATCTATTCCAAATACGAGGACTGGCGCAGCGTGCTCTGGGACTCGATGGCCATGGAAAACGACCTGAGCGACGCGCGCTACATCTTCCGCACGCGCTGGGTGGACGAGGACGTGGCCATCACTATGTACCCGGGCCGGCGCGACGTGCTGGAGCGCGCGGTGCTGCGTGAGCAGGAGTTCAGCGCACAGCAGTGGGCCGAGGACGAGTTCTATCACCAGGGCTACACCAGCGAGCGCCACACCAGCGGCACCAGCGGCAGCTACATCACGGGCGGCCGGGGCAACATCGACAGCGAGGCCCGCAGCCGCGTGCGCCTGATCGAGTGTCAGTTCCGCATGCCCGTGTCCGTCAAGGTCGTGACGGATGGGCCGTTCAAGGGCGCCTTCGTGGAGGCTTGGGACCAGGTGCTGCTGGACGCCATTGGCCGTGCTGGCGGCTCCATCGTGGACCGCGTGGCCATGCGCATGCACGTCGCGGTCTTCACCGAGGGCCACCTGCTGGCCCTGGGGCCCATGCCCATGCGGCACAACAGTTTCAGCCTGACACCGATCTGGTGCTACCGCCGCGGCCGCGACCGCATGCCCTATGGCGTGGTGCGCCGCGTGCGCGATCTGCAGATGGACCTGAACAAGCGGGCCAGCAAGGCGCTGTTCCTGCTGTCCACGAACCAGATCTTCGCGGAGAAGGGCGCCTTCGATGACATCAACGAAGCGCGCGATGAGGTCAATCAGCCGGACGGCGTGGTGATCTACAGGGCCGGCAAGAAGTTCGAGGTCCACCGAGATAGCGAGATGGCCGCTGGCCAAGTGCAGATGATGACGCTGGACGGCCAGGCCATCCAGAAGTCCGCGGGCATCAGCGACGAGAACCTGGGCCGGCGAACCAATGCCACCAGCGGCAAGGCCATCGAGGCCCGCCAGCTGCAGGGCTCGGTCGTGACCACGCAGCCCTTCGACAACCTGCGCCTGTCCGTCCAGATCCAGGGCGAGAAGCAACTGAGCCTGGTCGAGCAGTGGTACACGGACGAGAAGGTGATCCGCCTGACGGGCCACAAGGGGCAACTGGACTGGGTGAAGGTCAACCAGCCCGAGGTCCAGCCAGACGGCAGCGTGCGCTACCTGAACGACATCACGTCCAGCATGGCCGACTTCATCGTGTCCGAGCAGGACTATGCCGGCACGCTGCGGCAGGTGATGTTCGATGCCATGACGCAGCTGGCGGGCCGCATGGAGCCCAGCACGGCCATGCGCCTGATGACCCTGGCCATGGACTACTCCGACCTGCCGAACCATGAGCAGATGGCGGACGAGATGCGCAAGCTGACCGGTGAGCGCGATCCCAACAAGCCGCTCACGCCCGAGGAACAGCAGCAGATGCAGCAGCAAATGCAGGCCCAGGCCGAGGCCCTGCAGATGCAGCAGGAGAGCGCGCGCCAGGCGCTGGCCGAGCAGCAGGCCAAGGTCCGGGAGATCAATGCCCGCGCCGAGAAGCTGGAAGCCGAGGCCGAGCAGCTGCGCGCCGCCGGCGGCAACCAGGCACTGGCCCAGCAAATGGAAGGCGTGGCAGCCACGGTGCGCCGCGACGCAGACCTGGAGCTAGAGGAGACGCGCCGCAAGCTGGCCAAGGCTCAGGCCGACTTGGCCAACAAGACGCTGCAGATCAAAGGCGACCAGGACGTGCGTCTGCAGGTGGCCCACATCGAGGCCGATTCGCGCGAGCGCGTGGCCCAGATCCAGGCCGCCAGCCGCGAACGGCTCGACGCCGTGGGCGCCCAACTGAACCGCTTTCCTTCCCCAACCACCGACAGCCAGCCGGCCGCCGAACAATGAATATCGACACCCTCAAGGAAGTGCTCGGCCTGGCCAACGGCCTGACCGCCGAGCACAAGAACGACCTGATTCTGGCCGGCGTGAAGTCCGCGCCTGCCGTGGGCGCCAGCGCGGGCGCCGTCGCCACCCAGCAGACGGAGGCCACGTTGTTGGGACTCACGGGCAATGCTTGGGTGATCGTGGCCACGCTGATCCTCATCGCCCTACAGGTGGCGCATCTTGCCTGGAAGTGGCGCCGCGACTACCGCATGGACCAGGAGCACCAGACGGACCGCGCGCGCATCGTACGTATGGCGGGTGGCCGCGAAGGAGACGAGCAATGACCGGCCGTGTGCCTGCTGCAGGCCTGCGCGTGGGTGCGGCCATCCTGGCCGGCTGGATGCTTGCCGAGGGCTTCAGTTCCGGCCCCATCATCCCGGTGCGCGGCGACGTGCCAACAATCGGCCATGGCGCCACGCGCTATGAAGACGGCACGCGCGTGACCATGGCAGATCCGCCCATCACACGCGAACGGGCGCGCGACCTGGCTGCCAACCTGCTGGACCAGGAGTACGGCGCCTGCGTGAGGGCCTCGCTGGGCGACACGCTGGTGCACCCGGCCGAGTTCGCCCAGGCCGTGGACTTCGCGGGCCAGTACGGCTGCGGCGCCTGGCGCGGCTCCTCGATGCTGTCGCGCACGCGAGCCGGCGACTATGCCGGCGCCTGCCAGGCCTACCTGGCCTATCGCTTCATGACCAGCACTCAGCCCCTGCAGGGCTACGCTGCCTACCAGTGGGGCGTGGGCGGTCAGCCCACCCGGTGGCGCTTCGACTGCTCGGCGCCGGGCAACAAGGTTTGCCGTGGTGTCTGGACCCGCCAGCAGGCGCGGCACGCGGCGTGCATGAGTGTGCAGCAATGAGCGTGCGCGCCATCACCCATCTGGCCGCCGCCGGCCTGGCCGCGTTCTTGGCCTGGAGCTACCAGGGCGCGCGCCTGGGCGCCGACCTGGCCGAGGCCCGCGCTGCAGCTGTGGGCGAAAAGCTGGCTGTCAGCACAGCCCAGCGCGCGGCCGACGCCCGCGTGCGCCAGGCCGAGAAGGCCATCAACACCAAATACCAGGAGGCGCTGAATGCTGCCCGAACCCGCGAGGTGCTGCTGCGCCGTGATCTTGACCAGCTGCGCGCTGTCTCTGACGGCCTGCGCGAGCAATCCGCAGATGCAGCCCGCCGACTTGCCGACGCTCCCCCCGCTGCCGTCCTTGAGTACGCCACTGCCGTCAACGCCGTATACGACGACTGCCGCGCAGCGTATGGAGACATGGCAGCGACGGCTGCAGGGCACGCAGATGATGTTCGATTGATTCACGGTGCGTGGCCATCAAGCTGGACGCTATCCCGCTGATTTGGCGATGAGACCCACGCGGCCTGGAGACAACATTGTTAAATTTTCTTGGATTTGTCATTTTCGATAGTTTTGCTTCATGATGAGAATGTCTTCTCATATGCGTGCAACGAGTCCATCCGCATGAATACAACAGAGGGAAGGACCTCACTGTTTTAGTGAGGAGCTTCACGATGAATTTGTTGGTTTCAGTGAACTTATCTTCATAGGATTGGATTCGTTTTATGTCTCTTCGGAAAATTAACATTACTCCTTCCAAAAAAAGGGGACTCTTGACACTTGTTGTCCTTCCGCTAACCGCGTTGGCGGAGCCCGCATCAAGGTACGACGTGTGCGAAAACACGATAACGTATCAGATGGCTGCTACGTTAGGAGTGCCTGCAGACGTTTCCTCAATTCCCTCCTTGTCCGCTACCGGTATCGGTGTACTGGTCGTTCTGATGGCTATTGCAGGGACGTATTATTGGCGCCGGCAGCAGGTAGGGGGGCTCTATGGGCTACTGGCATTTTGTCTTCTCGGCTCTCTGGGACTGGGAGGTCTGGCAGTACAGGCGAAGTCCAGCGCGTTAGAGCTTTCCTCCGATTCTGGTGGTGTGTTGAGTATTTCTGTGCCTCCGATTGATGTCACTACACCGCTGCCATTTGTTGAGGTTCGCAACACGAGTGGCAAGTCCGTGCGTATTACTGAAATTGTTGTAGAGGGTGCGGATCCTGGAGCCTGTAAATCCAATATGTTGATACCGAGCGGAGGAACATGTAATGCTCATCTGAGCTGCGCAGAGTCTGATCCGCAGCCTGTCACTCCGCGACCTATCAGCCCGACACCTGTAGATCCGGCACCCGTCAATCCGACACCTGTGGGTCCGACGCCTGTCAACCCGACACCTGTCAACCCGACA